TCGATTCCATTTTCAGTATCAATGTTGGCCAGATTCGCTCCCTCAAAAAGAGTCACTTGCTCTTCAGTTCCGTAGGGAACGGTCCCCCAACCGGAGATGATTTTGGCGGTCATAGTCATAGTACCAGTTGGCTGCGAGGTGCCTTCCGTCGGATCGGTTACCCACACGGACCATCCCGATTGGGAGGGAGCGCTCTTTCCTTCCTCGGCGTTGTAGCCGAAGTATTCCGTGTAAGTTTGATCGTCGCCGGAAGTGCAGTCGATAGTGCCGACTTTATACCATTCAGTTTCGGCAAGGGCGGAGAAGCCAGTAAACAGTGACAGCGCGGCGATGAGAATAAATTTCTTCATGATAGTTCCTTTCCGTTAGCTCAAATCCCAAGAGTGGAGTTCCTTTACTTCTGTTGCCTCGAATGCTGTGCCGTTGTAGTCTGTCCGGTTGATAAAATACAGCGACACATTCCCCACCAGCGCCGATCCTTCGAGGATGTAGTAGAGCCGCCCCTCGTTGTCGGAGTTCACCGTCGGGTGGCTCGTCAAGAGCGGCAAGTGAAGTCCGCTGTCCTCGTCACCGGGAGCGAATCTGTCATCCGCTTCCGACTCGGTATAGTAGCGGTCATCATGATCGCCGCCGCTGGAGTGGATGGTGAACTTTGTATCCACCTCTGACTTCGAGTAGATGGAGTTGGCGTGCGGACTTGCGTCGTCCTCATGTTCGAGGAGGTCCTGATCCGCGAAGGGAACCTCCGTCAAGCCGTCGACGGCAACTCCGCTCACCTTCACCGTATAGACACCGCTCGACAGCCCCGTGGTGTAGTAGGTGCCGTCGCCGTTGTCGATGATCGACACCGATTGCAGAACCCCGCCCTTGTAGATCGTAACGCTGAGGCCAGCGTCCGATAGTTTGAAGCTGAAACGAGCCGCCATGATTCCTCCTATCCGCCGATGTAGGTTTCCAACTCAATTATGGTGCTAATGGAAAGAGTGTCCCCATCGAAGCCTCGACGGTACCGGAACGCCAGTCTGCAAAGGAAGGCGTGGTTGTGGTACCAAAGCGCGCCTTCCTCTGTTTGGTTCGCAGTCACAGGCGGCAGGGCGGCGGCATCTTCATCGCCCGGGCATAGCCTGTTCCCCATCTCTGTTTCCGTGTAGTAGCGGTCGTCGTGGTCATCCCCAGTCGTTGCATGATGGTGCTCATTCAGCAGCGAACTGAAAGCCGTTTCCGTATAGGCGAAGTCTGGGTGCGGGTCTGCCGCCGTTTCATGATCGACGAAGTCCTCGCGCATATGGGGAAGGTCGACAAGACCATTCACGAAGTTCGACCCCACCTTCACGCTGTAAACGCCGCTCGGCAAGTCCTCGACATAGTAGACTCCAGCCCCATCGTCCGTGACGCTTGCTCCGGCGTTCTTCCCGTTCTGCCAGATCGTCGGATTCTGGCCTGCGCCAGCGCCGAGGATAAATGTGAAGCGTGACTCGTAAGCCATCAGTCCACCCCGTACATTGTAAGCTGCCAGCCGCTCCGGTCGACACCAGGCCAAGGCAGCGTGTCGAACTTGTGCCTTCCCTCCACAGTCAACTCTAATATCCGCCGGCTGCTGTCGAGCGGTCGGGCTGACTTCAGCGCCACATTCTGGATCAACAGATACATTACCAGCTCGTTGAAATCATCGTAAGGCCAGAACAGCACATTGGTTGAAGGGTCCGTGAAGAAATCCAGGATATATCCGGCTTCATCTCTATCCGAAAGAATACAGGTGTAGCTGGCCTCGAAACGGAAGCCGCGCCGGGTTCGTGTCATATCACCCGATTGAACCGCGTGATGTCCGTCACCGATCGGATTGAAACGCTCCCGCCGGCCGTTCTTCACTACCTGCAGGTTGATGTAACCACTAGGCACCGAGTACAGTCTTGGATTTCCAGTTGGCTTGCTCATGTCACGAAAATCGTTGTTTGAAGTTCAACAGATTTAATCACCAGCCGGGTCGATCGCCGCGTCACGCCGGCGTCCTCCACATTGTAGAAGTCGGCAATGAAAGCACTGACGGAGTCCGCCTCGCCGGCGTGCGGTTTGAAGGTGAATGCGGTACCCCCTTCCCACCAGTTCTGAAGCAGCTGCGTATCGCCATCCCCCAGGTCGTCAAATAGGTATTCCCCCTCGAAGCGGAATTCGCGCGGGTTGGCTACATCAGCTATTACATGGTCCCCGTCACGGTTCTCGAATACATGGTTCACCTCCGGGACCCACTCTTCACTGCGCGAAACCGGCGCTGTGAACTCTATATTGCCTTCAGCGTGTTCGATTTCCGGGGGTCCTACCGGGAAGCTCACTCTACCCTCCGCCGTGCTCTGATCCTCACCCTGAATCCGTCCATATGATAGGCCATCTCGAATATCTGCCCATAGGTATCGTTTCCTGCGAGCAGCTGGAGGTCGGTGCAGTCGTCCGCCAGCGCCACGATTTCATATTCCTCCCACTCGCCAGCCGTCCGCAAGTCATACATATCTTCCAGAGAGTCGTAGAGTTCCCACGGGATAACGAGGCCTTCCTCAGTTCCCGGAACCTTCGATTTCTTCAGCTCCAAGTCCACTTGCCCGGAATATGTAACGCCAATTTTCTTCTTGAGTTGCAGTATGCCAGCGCCGGTGACGCTCCAAGTATCCGTCGGAGTTTCTTCCTGCCCTCGGAAGTAGATCGTATCGCCATCCACGAAGTAGTACGAATCGGAAGCCATTGCCACAATCTTCAGAATTTTCGACCAAGGCGGAGAGCCTCCGTGATTCCCTGCGGGGAGCTGGAACCCGTTCGTGCGGTAGAAAACGGCGCAGAAATACTGGTAGGTCGGTTCCTCATCGTCGTTCTCTCCGACAACGCCAGCCAGTGGCCGTCGGAGGGTCAAGTAGTACACTGGAACCTCGCTGTCCAGAGCGACGATACTTTGACAAAGCGCAATCTCCCAAGAGCCTTCTCGGTTGTCGCTCTTCGGCAGGCTGTTGATGATTTCCTGATACCAAGGAAAGTCCGCGGTCTGGTAGACATCACCAACCTCCGCCCAGACAAAGGACCAGCCCACATTCTCGTGGAGAAGCAAAAACTGGAACAGTGGCGCGGAACCAATTGTGTAGACATTGTAGGAGAACTCGCTGTAGGAATCCCCACCCTCATTCCGCACCACGAAATACAGGTTGCCTTTTTCTGGATCGTCCGCATCATCACTGACAATATGCCAGCGGCTGTGAATGGTGTGGTCGCGCCAGTCTTCGAGAACAGCTTCTCCAGAGAATGCAATTCGGACAATCCCCCAGAAGCCATCATAGAGGTCATCGCGGATTGCGTCTGCGTCGCTACTGAAACTGAAGCCCGGTATCAGCTCGTCCACATCATCGTTGATTTCGTAGACAATGTCGTCCAAGATGTCAGAGAAGGATTCCACTCCCGCTCTTGCGTCCGGGTATCCAGATTCGCTCTCCATTCCATATTCGCTATATCGACCGAAGCAGTCCTTCAGAAGCAGCGAGTATGGATGGAAGTTGATTGTGTAGGCCCATTCGGACTCCCACTCCACCCGGTCGATGTAGCCCTCGAAGACAGCAGTTCCTCCCCGTTTCACTCGGAGTTGAGTATAGCGGTCCGGCTTGTCGTAGTTTTCCAAGATGAAGCTGGCGCCCTTCGCCTCGAAGTCGAAGTTCCCCGCGCCCTTGAACCCAATCACAAACCACTCGGGAAACGAGTCTCGGACGATGTTGTCCGAGATGTCTGTCCAAGAGGAGTCGATGTAGAGTTCCACAGTCAGGCTCACAATGCCGCCCTCATCTTATCGGCCGCTATTCCGTCGTAGACTTCCACCAGAGCGCCATTGCTGGCGATCGTGCGCCGTGCTTTCAGGATGGTGGCGATTGTACGCAGTTCCGTCAGGACAGCCGGATCACCGCCGGCGCCACCTCCTAGATACTTCTGGAACGCCGCATCCAGAACCTTCATCGGTGCGATCACCTCCGGCTTGTCGCCAACTACCGCCAACTGCGGGGTGTTGACGAAACCGCCTTCACCAAAGAACTTGATCGACTTCGCAGCGCTCATGAATCCCTTCAGCACGAGCAGCACGCCGGCGATCGCGGCCGGGATGGCCAGCAGAGCCCACGGACCGAGCGAAGCAAACCCCTTGCCGATCGCCACGATCATGCCCCACATATCGGCCATGATCTCCTTCGATTTCAGCGCCAGCCGAGTGGTGGTACCCTTCGCCGTCAGTAAGGTTTTGGTTTTCTCGACACCGGCATAGATAGCCAACTCTTGCATGGCGGCTTTCAGGGTCCCTGCAATAAGGCTATCGCGGACACCGCCCCAAATGTCCTTCAGGGAGTCGCCGTGAACCGCCATTCCGATGACCATGTCTTCCAGCGTGTTCCGGTAGAAGTCGCGGAGCTGCGCGGTCCGGGCTTCCGCTCCGTCCAGATAGTCACTCCACATCTGCCACATATTGTCAGCGGTGATCTGCTGCTCGGTCTGAAGCAGCTGCGTGTACTCAAAGTAGGAATCCAGGGAATCGTCAAGCTCTTCCTGTATCACATCCGCTGGCGGAATCGGCATTGCGGGAGCGCCGTCCTCAACCTCCCGGCCGCCTTTCTTTTCAGCGGGGGCGTTCTCCGGTACTACCATTAACGACATCATGTCCTGGAGCTTCTGCCAACGCTCCCTGATGGCATCTACAGCCGCCACTTGCCGGTCAGCTTCCGTCTCCGCCCTCTCCGCAATCGTGGTCATCTGGATTCCGTAGTCATCCAGCATCTTGTTAACTTCAGCCGTGGTCAGCGTCACCCGGCCCATCCCATCTTCATAGGCGTCGACATGGAACGCCAGCGCACCCATTGAAGACAGGTATTCGAGAGCAGCTCGTTTCTGACTGTCCGCGACGGAAGCGCCCATGAACTCCGCAGCGCCGGCAACTTTCAGCGCGGCCGCTTCTTCAGCGAAAGCGCGAGCGTCCAGCGCGTCCATTCGCAGGTCTTCTGCGGCCGTCATGCCAGCCATCATCTCTTTGTACTTTTCCCCCGCCAGCTCCTGCATGGCGTGGAAACGAATGCGCTGATCGAATTGGAAGTTGGCCGCCTTCAGCGCCTCCGCCAGCTCCTGAGTGGAAGATTTCTCCAGGTCGATGTTCGTCAGGTAGTCCGAGTATTTGTCCTGAAGCTCCTTCACCAGCCCATTCCGATGCTCCTGCTGAACATTGGTGTCCATGATGCCGCGCATCAGCCGGTTGAATTCTGCCTTTTCTTCACGCAGCTTTTCCGAAACCGGAACCTCAATCCAACTTATCAGCGTCTCAGATAGTGCTTTCACAAAGCGAGCGGCCGCCTTAAACACTGGGCCGAAGCGGTCCGCAATAACTTCGATCAGATCACCGACAGCGTTCTCGGCTTGCTGGATCGCTCCCCACCAGTTATCAATGGCTTCGGAGCTGCCGCCAAACTGTGACTCCAGCTCTTCAAGAATGATCGTCTGAGCGCCGGCGATGTCGTTGACTTCAACCATCGCCCTGATCTGCGCTTCCTGCTGTTCGGTGAAAGTGATTCCCGTCCGGCGCAGGTTGGTCAACCCTTCGATCGGATCATTCAGCGCTTTGCCTACCTGAAGGGATGTTTCCTTCAGCCCCTGGTCCATCGCATAAGCAGTATCCAGGACGACCTGGGTGGTGCGGGGGAGGGTGTCGCCGGAGATTTTCTTGAAGGTGAGGAGAAGATTTTCGGCAACCTGGATTTCCTCGTTGCCGTAAACAGTGGACTGTTGAAGCGCGTCCGCCAGGCCGCGCATTTCCTGGGAGGTGGTTCCGGCCGCGTTGCCGGTGGACTTGAGGACCCGTTCGAGCTGCTCGTTGACCTTGACCTGAGCGCTGCCGTATCGGACCAGGACCCGGATTGGAGCAGCCAGTATCGACGCGGCTTGCTTGACCCCGCTGATAGCCAGGCCAAACTTCGACATGGCAGCCTGAGCGCCACCAAAGAACTTCTTGAAGGCGCTGCCGGTGGATTGCGCTTCTGCGCGGACCGCCTTCAGATTGGCTTTAATGTCCCTGACATCGAGGAGAATCTCTGTCAGGATTTTCCCGTCACGACCCGCCATCTATCAGCCTCCTTGTCCTGAGCCAGTCCGCCGCTTCGCTTAGGGTGACGCTGTCCAACACCTGCTTTGATTTGGTGATGTCGCCGTCGCACAGTGCGTAGACCAGCTTCTGTATCAGGACCCTGGCTTGCTGGGGCTGGTCGATCGAATTCCAGAAGTCAGCCCCTTGGCGAGTCGAGCCATCTGCGCGACCCGCTCGGAATTCGCTGCGAAAAAATTCAGCAGTTCCTCCATCAGCTCCAAAACCGGCAGGGTCCGGTATTCCTCGTCAGACAGCGATTGATCCAGGATGATCTCGAAAAACCGCTTGTCGCGGATAGCTGCCATCAACAGCTTCCGGTTGTCGTTTATGGGGAGTTGCTCTGCTTCGATCCAATCGACCAGATCGAGAACAGCCTGTAATACGAGCGGCCGGATTGCATACCGGCGCTCTGTTGCGTCAGACATGATTCCTCCTGACGGGGATCACTCTCCCGCCTCATGTTTATCGGTTGGCTTTGCGGTGGTCGATCGCTTCCGAGCCGGCTTCTCACTGGCTGCCGGCTTGTCCGCCGGCGGGGTTTCCTCCGTGAAGCCGAGTTTCTTCAGCGCCGCCACCTTTGAATTGCGATACCATCGAGGCGCCATCCCGCTCGGCGGCCGCAAAAGTGTCCGTCCTTTCATGGTCGCCTCCTACGCGATTTCAAACATATCGTCCAGGTTGGAACCGACACCGTAACTGACCCAGAAGATCACCTTGGTGGACAGGCCGTCGATACCTACCTCGACATCGTACTCGAACACTGCGGCATCGGTGCCGTCAATGGTAAGCGTCTTGGTCAGGTTGGTGAAATCCACTGTGACCTTGTTGGCGTCCTTTACATCCGCCAGATCGGTTGGATCCAGCTCGGAGAAAGTGATCTCCAGTTGCAGGGTTCCGCCGGCGTCCCACTTCAGCTCGCCGCCGTCCTCAACCTCCCGGCCGCCTTTCTTTTCAGCGCCGGACAGCTTGAAAACATCATCCTTGACCGCAGTCAGGGTGAGCTTTTCTACTGCGTCCGCCAGAAAGGTTACAGTAGCCGGACCATACATGATTTTCGTTTTGTCAAGCATTATTCGCTCCTTGCCCAGTTAAATGTGGCTTTCAATAGTCCAAAGTAGAGGGGGGTCGTCCCTTCCTCAAGGTAGCCAAATTCCGTGACGACCTCCTTCGGGTCAGGCCAATCAGGTATGGCGTCGATTGCTTCATCAATCGCTTCCACGATCGCATCGCAGGTTGCCCGCGCAATCTCGATTGGCGTTAATTCACCCCCCTCGATTTCGACGCACACAAGAATATCAAAGGTGTACCACCAGGACATATTGTCCGTGCTGCGCTCCCGCTTGTTGAATTCGATCGCCACCAGCGGGTAGCTTACATCCGTGTCGCTGAAGTCGTGATGCTTGACGAGCGTGTTGTATGGGATGCTGCCCGATAGGCCATACAGCTTCAGATAGATCGCGTCCGCCAGGTCTTTCATGTCGCTCATCAGATCACCTTTTTGATCTCTCGACGGATCACCTGAACAACCTCGTTTCCGTGGCGGTCCTCCGCTATTCTGAAGAATGGGAACGCGTCAGTTCCCCGTTGCCCGATCGCGTATTGAATGGACCTCGCTACTCTCGTGATTTTCTTTTCTCCTTTCACCTTCAGTTTCCGTCGCACCCAGACTTCCAATGGCGCCAGGGGTGGGAAGTGCGGCCGGGTTCCCTCATGAACAAATACTGCGTAGAACACACCTGGCTTCACCTGAACAGCCGGGACTCCCGCCCGGCTACCCTGCTCGACATGAATGCGCTTCCTCAGCTCCCCGCTGGACCCTACGGCTCCGCGAAACCGTCCGCGTGGCTCGGTGCGGATGATGTCCATAACGCGGTTCCGATACTTGTGACCAGCCTTCCAGACCGCCCGGCGTGCGCCGTCGACAATGACGACAGCTTTCTGAGCCAGCGCCTTTTGGAATTCCTGATCGTCAAACCTTATGACGAGGCCGGCGCCCACATTGAACCTCCGGGAAGTCGTACAGTGCTGTCGTCATCGGAGTCCTCGTCAGCGTCATCCGGGTCGTACAGGTATGGGGCCAGGATTTCGGACGCCTCTCGCATCAGATCGTCATGCCGGCTTTTGATGTCGGAATAGGAGAGGAAATTCGAGTGCCCTTCGCCAAGTATATTGGACCCCACGATGCCTTTGCCGGAGCTGTCGTGCGCGATCACCAGCAAGGTCTTGGCAACTCCGATCAGGCTCTCCGCCTGGGTGCAGGCAATCTTAGCCGCTTCGGTGCCCTCCATCGCCAGCAGCTCGGTGTAGTAGTCATCACCAACCTGCATCTTGACGATTCGAGACGCCATTGTAACACGCGGATCAACCAGAGAGTCGGGAACCTTTTCCAGGTTCCCGATCTCCTGAATACCGGCTACCGTTGAGAGTTCGGTTGGGTCTGCCACTGGTCAGCCTACAGCAGCCGCTTGATATTCTTGTGACCCAGCTCGAACGGCGATTTCAGCTTGAGAGGTCTGCCCCTCTTCTCATGTTTGGTGAATTCCTCCGGTGAGAGGAATCGCTGCTGGTAATACTTCGGGAGTTTGGCTACCTCTGCCGCCGTCGCGGAATCGCCGTACTGGTACTTCTTGCCTTTGTGGGTAACTGACCCACGAGCAGCAAACACCAGCCCGGTTGCTTTCTTCTCACCGCCCTCAGCGGATGCGTTAGTTGATGTCATTGATTCCTCCGTTTATTAGTGCCTCAGTTTAGGTGAGATCCTGTGACAGTACGACCGCATCACCGATGGCATACTCGAAGTCAACCTTGGCGGTGATTGTGTACTCGGTCAACCGCTTCCGTGCCTGACGCTGTAGCTCCCACGTGATGTCACGACCGAAACCGATGTAAAGGTTCGCGGTCGGAGTGAGAATCTGAGTGCCTTCCGGTACGTAGGGATGCTCGCGAACCGGGATACCCTTGAACCGGATATCCACAGCATTCAACAGCGCATTGTCGCCAGCAGGAGTTGCCCGTGCGGCTACCTCATCGAGATAGTCCTCATAGTCCTCCGGCGAAACGATGAACGCGAGAGCCGCGCGATTTCGTTTCCATTTGGAGGGCAGGGCTGCCAGCATACCGGGGAATACGGTGCCGATGAAATCGGTGCTGCCCGCGTTGTCAAAGTCGTGGACATCGGCATCGGAGAGGAACAGGTCGATGTAACCGTTGTTGATGGCGAGGAAGGCGGTACCAGAATCTTCATCACCGTTGACGGACATATCACACAGATCGTTGGAAAACGCCTGTGCGAATGCGGTGTTGAGAGTCGCCTGAACATCCTCACCCTCGATATTCTCCTCCATGAAGTTGTCGGTGACATCGTAGGGCAGGATCACCTCGACAAGTGTCATGGTACGCCGGGAAATGGATGTTTCGACCGTGGAGCCGGGGGCGGTGGCCTCGGTGGCTGCCAGTAGAACACGGCTGGCGAGTCCGATGGTGTCGATGTTGGCGGTGCCCGCGCGAATGCCTCGCCGGATGGTCTGAAGCTGCATGAATTCAGACTGGTCGACCACCTCACTGATGAAGGCGGTAGCGTCCTCTGCTGACAGCTGTCCGCCGGTTGCGGTGTCAATGGCGTCTTTCTGGACCAGCTCCAGATATTCCGCCACGCTCATTTTCTCAAGGTTCTTCATAATCTGCCTCCGTTACTGGGAGCCGCGTGCTTTGGGTAGCCACGCTCCGCTCTGCTTCTGAGTTCCTTCGTCGTCGTTGTCGTCGATGTGTTGGCTGCCCGTCGGCTGATCTTCCAGCGCTTTCAGGCGTTCCGTTACCGGTCGCAGGCTGTCAGTTACCAGTTGTTTGATCGCGCCGACGACCTCCAGCTTGAAGTCGTGCAGCTCTTTCTTGGTGGCGATAGCCTCTAGCGCCGGGGCTTCCGGCGGGTCGGTGGGTTCGGGATCGGGTTCAGGCGGCGGGTCGGATTTGTCGACCTCCTCCGCCAGAAAATCGGTGATGTAGTGGTCACCCAACCACTTGACTGCCGTATCAGTGGTGAAGGTGTCACCGTCGAATTTGTAGGCAACGATAACCTCCGCCTCCTTGCCAACAGGAGTTCGCATGATGGCATGGACGCCCTCTGAAATCTGCTTGCGTGCCTCACCCTCCTCGAATTCCACCGGGTCGGCGGTTTCCCATGCGAAGCTGATTTCATTATCGAACGGCTCACCCTTTTCCAGCGGATGATCCTCAATGAATTCTTTCAGCTCCCGCTCGATGGCAATGATGCCCTCTCGGGGGTTGTCGGCTGCCCGCGCCTTGTCCACGATGATGTGTGCCAGCGCACCGACCTCGTCGGCCTGCTGGTCACCTTTGATAAACTTCCACAGTGAGCGGATCATTTTGCCTCCCGCAGTTGATTGAACTCCCGAATGGCACCAGCGACCCGTTCCACCAGCCCGTCAGTATCTTCCATCAGGGCGGCGTCCACGGTCAGCTCCCAGATGTAATTGGCGAGCATGAAGGGCAGCTCCATCTGAGTTTCAGCCTGAACCATATCCGAGAAGGATTCGTACTGCTTGCTATACTGTTCCTTGCGTGCAGTACCCGCGAAGGACAGCCCGGCCAGCTCACCCGCTTTGACTTTCTCCCAAGTGTCGTCGTTCGCAACCTTGATAACCACTACCCATGTGCCGACCTTCTCGTCGGGGAACACAGGGTCCTCGCCCCGAATGATCCATGACTCAGCCACAAAACCGTCGTCGGGTTTGTAGTCGTGCTGAGTATCGACATTGTGGAGTAGGAGTTGTCGTTGGAATTCGTGAGCGGCGCGCTCGATGGTATCGGCATCCGCCCAGTCGCCTTGAGAGTCCATTTCATCGGGGGTATAGACGACGCCCATAACAAGGCGCTTTTCCTCGTCCACCTTCCGAATTTTCACGACTCCCTCCATGCGATCGTCTGCTTTCCAGATGAATTCTCGGTGGTTGGCTGCTTTATCGACAAGCGAAATGAACTGGACGGAAATGTCTTTTAGCTTTGCCATATACCCTCCAGTTGTTAACTTCAGCATAATTGCCGCCGGGGGATAGTCAAGGGAAACCGATCCACATTTAGATTTAGGAGACAAAGTCATGTCTAAGCCCAAGCGCAAATCGAGCGGTACCCGTGCTGTCGCTAAGGTGTTCCGCGCCCCCGCACTACCCCTCATGAAAACCTCGACACAGATTCAAACCGAAACCGATTCGGGCGGGTTTATTGCCTATCCGTACACCCTCGCCACGTTGAAGGATATCCGCGAGCCGTTTCACGATCGCTGTATTGCCCTGAAAGCAACAACCGCCGTGGGACTTGGATATTACTTCACCCGACCGGGAACCGATACGGTGGTGGAAAACTACACGCCACCGGGAAACGCCGACGAGACTTTTGAGGAGGTGATACTGTCATGTGCAATTGACTTCGAGCAGACGGGCAACATCTACCTTGAGGTGGTCAGGACACGCGGCGGCAAGATCGGCGAGCTGTATTGGTTGCCAGCGGAGACGATGTGGAAGAAGAAAATTCGCGGTCGCAAAAACCAAGGCTATGTCCAGCGAATCACCGGCAAGGTACAGCCGTTCGTTCCATTCGGCTCCGAGAAGAAAGAGAAGGGCATAACCGAGGTGTTACACATCAGACAGCCGAATGCTTACAGCCGCCACTACGGGCTGCCGGATTGGCTGGGAGCCGCTGGCACTATTATCATGGCAAACAATGCCACCGCCTACAATGTGAATTTCTTCGCCAACAACGCCACGCCCGACTGGGCGCTGATCATCAGCGGGCAGAAGGTATCCACGGCGCTCGAGCAGAAAATCCGTGACTTCATCGAAACCAACTACAAGGGCATCGACAACGCGCGGAAGATGCTGTACCTGAACCTGCCGAAATCAGAGAACGTGAATATCGAATTCAAGCAGCTCTCCAACTACTGGACGAAGGAGGGCGATTTCATGAGGCTGTTGTCCACCTCCCGTGACACCATACTTTCCAACCACGGCGTACCGCCGCGCCTCGTCGGTGTTGTCGTCTCTGGTCACCTCGGCGGCGGTAGCGAGGCACATGAACAGCTTAAGATATTCAAATTCGTAACCGTCAATCCGCGCCAGCGCTACTATGAGAAGATTTTGAATGCTACGATTTTCGCGGAGGACGAGGTAGAAATCCACTTCAATGAACTGCAGATATTTGACGACGAGGAAGAGGGGGAGGTTGAATTGCTCCCACTTCGGCTCGGAGGAACTCTGGTAAACAGGGGAGCCGTCTACAATGGTCTCCAAGTCCTCAAAGGCGCGATCCTCGGCCAAGAAGATCAGTAAGCCACGAGACAGCAAGCCGCGCGGAACCCGTCAGCAGCGGGCGGATACGGCTTTCGAGGCATATTGGAAACTGGGTGAGGATCGTTCACTTGATCGGCTGGCACGCGAACCAAAAATGCCATCACTGGGAACCCTTCGCAACTACTCGAAGGATTTTCACTGGCAGGATCGCCTACTCGAACGGCAGGAGAAAATCGCGGAGCAGGTCGACCGCGAAACCGCTCTGCTGGAGGCTCGGTTCATCACCAACCAGAAGAAATTCCTAATGAATCGGCTGGCGCGATACCATCGCGACAATATCAAGCAGCCGCTCGAAAGTCGAACCGCCTACCTTGACATGGCCTACCTACTGAACCAACTGCGACGGCGTGAAGAGAAAGAGGTGCCGACTGAAATCACCGTCCTGTGCAACATTCCCGGTGAGTGATGCGTCGCGTCGTCGACCTGTCCAAATACTACGAAAACCAACCTCGCCAGACTGAATTCCATCTATGCCCGTCCAAATATCGTCTCTATGGTGGCGCTATGTCAGGCGGCAAGACCTTTGCCGGGTGTGCAGAGGCCATAAAGCAGTCACTCAAATACCCCGGCAACCGCGGACTGATCGGTCGCGCGACACTCCGCGCACTCCGCCGCACCACGCTGGTTTCCTTCTTCCGAATTTGTCCCCCTGAACTGATCGCGAGCTACAACAAGACGGATATGGAGGTGACTCTGGTCAACGGCTCGGTGATCATTTTCTCCGAGCTGAACCGTAGTGCCGACCCCCGCCTCGAAAAGATCAGGTCGCTGGAATTGGGTTGGTTCTTCATCGATGAAGCCTCCGAGGTCGATGGTGAATACTTCGCCGCCCTGACCACCCGCCTCCGCTGGATGCTTCCGAACGGTCGCCGCCCCCGGTATACTGGCTTCATGGGAACCAATCCAGAAATTGGCTGGTGCTATGAGGGATTTGTGGTCAGGGGCAACGATGCGCAGCGGGCGTTCATTCCTGCCCTGCCAGAGGACAACCGTTTCAACACCGAGGAATATTTGGAGGATATGAAGCGGAACCTCACCGATCAAGACCTCCAGCGATTCTTCTACGGTAATTGGATGGCGATTGACGACCCGGCACAGCTCATCAGTTATCAGTGGGTGAAGCTGGCACACGATAGCGAAATCCTGCTGGCAACCGATCTGGCGTTGGGGGTAGATGTCGCCCGTTTCGGTTCCGATAACACGGCACTAACCCTGCTGACGCGAACCGACGACGAGTACATGGCAGAGGTGAAAACCACAGTTCTACCGAGCACCCGTACAACGGAAGTCGCGGACCACGTGGCCGGCCTGATGATGGAATTCCATATTCCGCCTCACAAGATCGTGGTGGATGCGGTCGGGTTGGGGGCTGGAGTGGTTGATTCGCTGCATGAGAAGGGAATCGAATGCCTCGAATTCATCGGCGGGGCAAAACCGCTGTGGGATGATACCACCTACACTTACAAGAACCTCCGTTCACAGGGATATTGGTATCTACGAAACGCCTTCCGTGATAACAATATCGCGCTGCAGTTGGACAGTCGGCGGCTGCGCGAGCTGACAACAATCCGCTACAGCACGAGCGGCGAGCGTATGATAGAGGTGGAACAGAAAGACAAGATCAAAAGCAGGCTGGAGGGACGGTCGCCTGACCTCGCGGACAGTCTGATGATGGCGGTCATGGCCTATTACATGGAGGAAACGGTGGAGGCAACCGGGGCGGTGTTCGGATAGCTCGCGGTTCGAGAACGGTACACGGTGGGTTCCCTGCGTGTGCAAATCGCGTGTTTATCGAACCAACCTCACACCACCGCCAAAGCCGATGTCCTACAAAACCAGTGATAGGGAGGCAGCCGCATTCCCTGAGGCAATTTGGATCCGTCGTTGCCGATTTTCTTCCGATCAGGTAGCTCCTCCGGCTCCCGCCACGGAGCCAAATCCTTTACCGCTTCTGGATCGTCGGTATTGATAAGCGTGTTGGCAAAATCCAGACCGGAGGCAACCGTGATAACCACTCCATCCATGTACTTGCAGATTTCAGTCGTGCGATCGTCCATGACGGCGCTGATTTTGTACCGCTCTATCCCCGCATCGTCCATTCCTGACAGTAGGCCAAAGCCAAAAGTTCGTGTGACGATGTGATTTGCCAACCCCTCATAGTAGAATTTTGAGCGGCCATGATGTGCATTCATCTCTTCATACAGGATATCAGCCAGTTGGAATCTGTCTGCGCCATCGGTGAACGCTGGCATGATGGCATTTCGCAGCCGTTCGGAAAGCTCTTCGGTATCTGCGGAGCTGACGTCACGGGTATAGCTCTTGCCGATCCAATATGTAGCGTCCTCTTGGTTCCATACCTGTGCCTGTGTATCCCACGGATTGAAGGCCGCCTCCACCGTTCCGAAACCGTCCACCTTGCCGCTCAGGTGTACAGCCTCAACATAGATGAGGATGTTATCGTGCAGTTGTTGGTTGACGGGTTGACCGAGTGCGGTGGTGATGGTGCGGATTTGTGACTCAAGAAAGCGGCTGGTGATCTGCTCCTCACCCTTGATGGCGTTGATAGCCTCGATAACTACGTCCCGCTGGCGGTCGTCCAACGAGGTGAGGAACAGGTCGCTCAGGTCATTTATTGCCTGTTCCCGCGTGCCTTTTTGCAGCGGTAGAATTTCCGCCAGCAGTTGGGTTTTCCAATGGGGATTCATCACATTTCTCCGTGGTTTGGAATCTGTGTCCGCAGTTGAGACAGATGCGAGTCCTCCAGATATTATCGGTCAGGCGGCGAGTCTCGAGTACGGATGACTTGGGGTGTTGGCATGATGGACATTTCATATTGGCAAACTAGGTTTATACTACGAATGATGCAAAAGGTTTCTACCTGTCAGGCGTCCGATGTTCCACGTAGAACATTGTCGGGAACCGCTTCCAGAATTGCCTTCAGCTCGCCTACCGTATTCACCCCGTGATGGATCAGGGTCTTTCCGCAGTCGATTAGATCGGTGGAAAAGGCGTGACCGAGGAAATTCAGGTGCTTACCGGCGGCCAAAATCTGTGTTCCGAGCGGTGGGAGTTCGGATCGTTTCGCAGTCATCGGCGTGGATCGCCAGCGTTCAATCGCCCAAAACTTTTCGCGGAGCGGCATATCCTGTTTGTCTTGGTTATAGAATTTCCAGCCCGCGCCGGAGCCTCGTTTTATGAATTCGTAACCGTCAGGCACACGGTAGTCTATCACCCTGAGCAGATGTCCGTCAGGGCCGACGGCTATGAAATACTCGCTCGGATGCAACATTAGAAAATGCCGGTCTCCGATCTGTTCGGTTTTCGCTTCATCGGGCATCTGTGCCATTGGGTTCCTTTCAGGCGGCCCATAGATCAGGCACGCCATTGTTTCTGCTTCTTCGGTTGTAAGTAGGACTCGCATCGCGGCTCCTTCAGTAAAAATCCGGGAGCAGGCCACAGGGTTCGCCACCTTCCTCCTGCCCCCGGCTGTGGTTGTGTTGGTCAATAGGTGTTGGCATCACCTCCTTTCGATTCACCTCGCAGCGGTCGCGGAAGCGGTTGCGGGTTACCTTTCACCAACCCCCGCTCCCACGCCTTCCTCCGGCGGCGGTGTTTGTGTGATCCATAGGCGTAGAAATCAGCCATCCGCGCCTCGCCACAATTCGGACAGGTTGTGACCTTCGTCAGCGCCAGCATCGCCTCGGTTATCATAGCATCACACTTCGGGCAGAACCGGCACTGGTAGATATTCACTGATTTCATCATGCTCTCTTACTCGGCCTTGTGGCCGGCCATCTTTAGCGGTTCATTCTGCCTCCGTTTTTCCGCCTTCATCAGACAACCGATGGTAGCCAGCATCTCATCACGGTTCACGTCCTTCACCCGCTTGCCCCACATCAGGCACTTGACCTCCGCGAATTCACGGTACCGCTTCAGTCGCTCCTTGTTATGCAGCATCAGCGCCCTCCTCTGCTGAAGAGATGGTCTTCCGATCAGTATCCGGGGCGTCGTCGGAATCGGATTCGTTCTCTGGTCTGTCAGCTTCGGGCGGCGGCTCCTTTCCCTTGTCGACATTCAACCCGGTTGTCTCCAGCAGCTCCAAACATTCCAGCGCCTTCTGTCGCCGGTAGAGATTCGCCAGCTTATAGGTGCCGAGTGTGCCGCTGACGTCCTCCCCCGGGTGTGCGATGTGGATGATGGAGCGAATTGCGATCGTGCCCCGCTGTCGCCATTTTTCCGCGTGCTTTATCAGGGTGTCCGCCTGTGCTTGCAGCAGATCAACCCGCTTCCCCTCCCGTCGTTTGCCGAAAGAAAAGCCGATGGATGCTGCCAACCACAACAACGCTGTCGCTGCCGCCGTCACGATCATGATTTGCGGGGGCGTCCAAAACGCCGATTCCATTACAATCAGAGTGTCGGGGATTTCCTCAACCGCCTGTGCGATCGCTGGTCCGATTTCAAAGCTCATAGTTCCTCCATCGTTGGTTATTCTGGTAATTCACTGTGTACCGTGCCGTCCAGTTCACGGCCTGCTTCATTGTGTCGATAGTATTTCAGTTCCGATGCCCGACCGGTTCGCCCATAGGCAACCCAAGTCACTGTCTTTTTCTTCCCGGCACCTGACTCCCAATCCAGCAGCTCGCCAGCGGAATCTGGTCTGGCTACTCGTCGCTTGGATGGATCAGGTTTATAGCACCCCCACTGTTTGAAGAAAAAGGGAATGCTTTTGCTGATACACTGGTCACGGATTTTCCTCGCCCAATCGGGGTGCATCGGTCGGGCGCCCGGTCCTGATTCCCCGCCGACGATAACATGGTCAAGTGATCCGTAGCCGGACAAATCAATCTCATCCAGCAGCGGCTCCAGTGAAACGCCTCGCTTGCCGACTGAGGGTATTTGCAGCAGAATACCGGCGCGGTGATCGAGCCAATACTGGTTCTCCGCCGATACATAGAGGTGTATGTTGGAAAGGTCTGGCTCCATGCCTATCTGCTGGCGTTCCGCCAACCATGTTTCGATAAATTCCAGCGCCCGCTCCGGTCGCTTCGTCAATATCTGGAAAATATGATCCTTCCGCTGGTACCGGCAGGCCTCTATCATCCAGAAAATGTGTTCCAGTATGTGGTGGGGTGTCTCTTCGTGAAACAGGTCACCCATGGAACAGACGAATATCCGCCGGGGTTTCCGCCAGCGCAGCGGTGCCGCCTGTTTCAACTTGTCGTGGTGAACCGTCAGACGAAACGGATCCTCTGCATGATATCCAAATCTCCCGGCGAGCCGGGTAGACATCCTCCGCGCCCAACAATTCTCACAACCGGGGGAGGCTGGCGAGCAGCCTGTCACCGGGTTCCAAGTCTGGTCAGTCCATTCAATCTTTGAGCCCAAGTTTCCTCCTCTCTTCACGGCTACGCCGCTGTGCAGCCAGTTTGTCTTTCACCGCCTGAACAGCCATTTCCAGCGGCGGGTGGCCTTTCCCGGTTTCCGAGCGGTAACGGTCGCAGAGCTTCTCGAATTCGTGATCCACCTTTTGGTTACAGGTATGGCACATGATCTCATGCACCTGTGGCCGGCGGTAGCTCACCGTTTCGATTGGCTTCCCGCAGATCGAGCATTGTTTCGGCATCGTCCCTCCTTTTTGATGTCAGGGCAGAGTCGTAGAAATTCCTCGTATGACCCGAAAGCCAGTATTGATATGGGTGGGTCTATTGTCCGCCCGTGACTTTGGTATCTGTTCCTCACTCTTTTCTTGGACATCTGATAGCTCCTCTCAACTGCTTTTGCGCGATCCAATGGTGTGCCATGGCGAAAGCGTCACGACAATGCTCACTGGTTCGCTTGCCTTCGAGAAACCGGCGGTAGAGCAACTTCACCCGTCGGCTGGTTTCCTTCTTGGTGGCCGTCGAACGTCGTAACGTCATCCCAAATGGGGAACGGTTCGAGGCATCCGTCAGCTTGTCTTGCGAGCAAGACCTTTCGTGCGTAGGAATCAATTTCAACAGCGCAGACGGTGCGCCATCCAAGGAGCTTCCCTCCCAGGATGCCGCCTCCTGCCCCTGCAAATAGTGCCAGCTCATTCATGCCCCCTTCTCCGTGCTATGGATTGCACAACGATCAGATTCAGCGGACGGAGTACCGCCGCTGATCTGTGCGTTGGCCTCTACCTCATTGCCCCACACCGTCCAGCCTTCACGCGGGCGGCGGGCGAAAAGCTCAAGCCGTGGGCCCGGCGACACGGTTTCAACCATGTCCTGAAACGCTTCCGGTTTTGCGCTGTGCCTGCCGCGTTTCCACTCGAACACCGTCCCGATATGCCGTCGCTTTGCCGCCAGTGTCCCGCGCCTTGCGAAGATGCAAAACTCGGCAGAACACACCCACGTCCCGCAAACACCCTTCGGCGGCTTGCTCCACACCAGCACCGCGCCCTGCTTAAATCCCCACGCATCCAACACCGTGTAGGCGTCGCGCAAGAAGCGTTGCGTTGTCCACAGGTACAGATGGCATCCCTTTGCGGCAACATCCCGCACTGGCATAGCTGCAATGTCCGAAACCGTCATCGTCGGATAGTCAAGGTCAACCGTCTTCATCGGCGGCGTGTTGGTTGCTCCGGCGTACAGCGTGCCCTTGCGCCGTTCCATCGGCCACGGCGGGTCAGCGACAATGCACCGGAAGCCCCGGCCAACAAGAGCATCGAGGGTACAATCATTCCGCGCTTCGCTTATCATGATTGACCCTCATGCTTGGCGTTGGCAGTAATAGCCTCTTC